GATCAGCAAATCTCAATAGGTTCGATTCCTCCTGCACGGCACCTACGATACTAATTTCCTAATGACTAGATACCGTTCCCAGGCTGAGCGCAAAGTTGGGTTTTTGCTTCTCAAAACCCTTTCTTGAAAACGCTTTTCTTCTGATTTTTTGAGCTCTTCGGTTAAAGCCCGATTCTGACGTTGAAGGGCATCTATCTTTCTTTGAAGAATTTCTGTTGTCTGAAGTTGACGGGTGAACCTCTTCTTGAATTTCTCCAGATCCTTAATTTTATCCAATTCTCGTTGGATAGTTAGATCTGATTGCGTTTTTCGACCTTTGCGGTGTAATTTAGCCATGACAACCTATAAGATTTGATTTATCACAATCTAAACTCTTTCACAAAAAATGTCAAGCATCCTTGGGTAAATACATGAGGAGCGATAAAATGACATTTCGATTATATGACAAAAATCTGAACACAGATTACAACTTCTTTGATGATGTTGTCCGGGAACAATTTCAAGTTGGCGGTACGATTGTCTATGTCCACAAATACCTCGGGCCCGGAGAGAATTATGCCTCGAATGCATTAGAGCCGGGATACCTCGACGGATCTTCTGAAACCGATATCGGTGATTATTTGTTCCTCCAAAACAAGAACAGGCGATATTCAGCTGATGTGTATGAACTCTATGTTCACTATCCAATTCAAGACACCTCATTCGATCTTATGCAGTTTGGTTTGGCACTTTCAGGTTCAGATACCATATATGTGACTGCACATATAAACGATATGCTAGAGAGGATCGGCAGAAAGCTGATGGCCGGCGACGTTTTGGAATTTGCACATATGCGAGATTATGATCTTCTTGATCCGAATTCTGAAGCAATAAACAGATTTTACGTCATTCAAGACGGCGACCGCCCTTCTGAAGGATTCAGTCCAACTTGGAGACCGCATATTTGGAGAGTCCGAGCAACACCACTAATTGATTCCCCAGAGTTCAAAGGGATTATTAACAAAATTAACCAGACTCCGTCCGGGCCAGGTTTGGGTCCAGCAACAGGCGGCGGAACTCTAGGAGATCTGTTATCAACACGAGATAAAGAATTGTTTATCATGGATACCATTTTGGAACAAGCTGAATCCGAAGTTCCGCTTTTCCAAATGGACCAACACCACCTTTGGGTTGATATAAATGAAGCCGGGAAAATTGTTCTATACGATGAAAGAAAGATTGGAACTGTTCCGGGGGACGGAGCGCCGCCTAATCTAAATCAAGACGACGTTGAATTCGGGTCATTGTTTCCGGATCCACCAAGTGATGGTGAATTCTTCCTTAGAATCGATTACAATCCTCCAAAACTTTTCCAATATGATGGATCAACCGGTGCGTGGAGATATTACGAAACCGATTTCCGTAGGGCTTGGTCCCCGGCTGGAAAATTATTAACTGATATGGTAAATAACACCGATACCTTCGTCGGTGCTGATAAAGAAACATTCCAATCAAGGATGGGATTAACAGAAGTTATGAAAGCACGAGAGGATCTTGGGTCAGCCATCGAATCAGCTAGAACATACATATTTTCTGACGAATTCGGCAGTGAATTCGATTAAGGAGTTTCAAAATGACAGACACAGTACGAACACAGACCGCATTATTGACTACGTTGTTCCAAGATGGGCAGGCACCTGGATCAATATCTGCGCAGGATATGCGAGATTTAATAGTAAGCTTACGAAATAACCAAGGCGGTGGCTGGTCAATGCACACTGATTCAACCTATACGGCCGGCAGTCCGCTTAGTATTCCAGTCGATACCAGAACAAAACTGACCATAGATGGATTAGGATCTGATACCAACACCACATATGCTCCACCAGATGGCGCGATCTGGGATTCAATAAACAATCGACTTACTCCAAATGTCGTGGGTTCTGCATTTGATTTGCGTCTATCGATATTTTCTTCGTACGATTCCGGGGCATCAGCAAAGCTGGATCTGGAAATTGATATCGGAGGATCAATCGGAAATGTTTATATTCAACATAACATCTTCGCAAAGGGTCCAAATGAGACGAATGAGATGGCTTGGAGTGTACCAATTTTCACGTTAGATACTTTTGTTGCGAACGGAGGCACACTCTATATTACTCCAAGAGAATCAGCAATAAAAATTTGGAATATCAAATTAATGATTACCCAAACCTTCAAACCAACGGTCTAATTAAATGGCAAGTTTAGAGTATTTCTACGGCGGCGACATTCGAAGAACAATCATCCATTTCGGGCGATTGTTTATGGGTTTGCAAATTTCGAACGGAATCGATATAGATGGTGAGGAACAGCTTCAGCGTGTTCCTTGTCGCTTTGCTACTTCTGACCGACAAGTCTTACAAATTCTAAGGAATAACTCTGAAAATGCCATGCTTGCGGCTCCATTCATCAGCTACTATATCACCAACTTAGACATAGCCCGCGATAGAGTTCGCAACTATACAAGCACGAACGACATTTCGATGGCGGAAAGATCCTACCAGGAAGGAAGTGGATATACCGATAGACTTGGCAACACCTACCAAATCGAAAGAATGAATCCTTCCCCTTTGGACATCGAATTCAATGTTGATATTTGGACGACGATGGTCGAACACAAGCTGCAACTTCTTGAACAGATTCGATTGATCTACAATCCAGCAATTACCATGCAGACATCAACGAGTCCACTTGATTGGACCGCTATGCAAGAAGTTGAACTACGAAATATCAGTTTCACGTCTAGAAGCATGCCTGTAGGAACTGAGGACAGTCTCGACATCGCAAGCTTGACGTTCAAAGTAGAATCCTGGATTTCGGCTCCAGCTAAGGTCACACGAACCAAATTAATTGAAACGATTTTTACCAATGTAGGTGAAGGATCGACTGATGAAGATATATTTGGATGGGATCTTGCAAATATCAGCAGAACAGTCTACACACCAAATGATGCGTTCATACGAGTGAATGAAACCTATGATGAAATCACATTGCTTGATAAATGGGGAAATCCGACGACAACAACATGGGAAGATGTTTTCAATTCATACGGTAAATATGAAGCCGGACAAACGCAAATTCGCCTTCGAGCTCTTGTGACTGATGAAGCAGATGGAACTGCAGATATTTATGGAACAGTAGTTTTAGATCCGGATAACCCCGATATTCTGCAATGGACTATTGATGTTGATACGCTACCAAGTACGACGTTGACTGCCGTAGACGGTGTGATTAACCCTAGAACAAGTTTTCCCGGAAGCAGTCTTCCTGCGGCAGCCCTGGGACAGCGTTATCTAATTCTTCAAGACCTTGGGTCAACTGGTACGAGCACCGTGGCTTGGGGAAATCTTGTTGCATCAAACAATGACATCATTCAGTATGATGGAGCAAATTGGAATGTCGTTTTCGATTCAAGTGAAAACTCTGCAACGCAGTTTGTGGGAACAATCGCCGGGAACAAACGCTACCAATGGACTGCAGAAAATGGTTGGATTGACCCGATTGCCGGAGTCTGGCGGCCCGCGTGGTGGAGAATCGCGATAAACGATTAAATAATGGAAAGAGAGGAAATTTATGGCAGATTCGAAATTATCAGCATTAACAGCGGCGGCTTCCGCAACCGGTACCGATGAAATCTATCTGAATAACGGTGCATCACGAAAAATAACCGTGATCGATTTTCTTGCGAATTTAATTGACCCTATCATTACCACTGACGACATCACATGCTCGCAACTGATCGCCTTGGCTGATATTGTTGGTGGAGGAAATCTTGAGTTAGCTGGGTATGTCCGAAAATCAACTCAAGACGGTATGGCCGCCGCTGGGGCTACTCAAGGCACTGCAACATTGCTTTCTTCCCAAGTTAACCGCGTTACCACTGTAGTCGCAACTACAGATGATGGAGTTATGTTGCCGGCCGCATTATCAGGAATTGAGGTTCTCGTAATAAACGCACACGCGACCGACGCTTTGGCAATTTGGCCAAACACCGGAGATGCTATCGATGGCGGAGCCGTTGATGCTGAAGACGCAAGTCCTTTGGTTGCTGGATCACATCGACGCTACGTCGCACTCGATTCAACGAATTGGTATACTGTTTAACGCGTTAGACATCTGGCTTACTTTTCAAAATAACCTCATCACTTATTTTGTATGCCAGTACCGCTTCCTGGTCATAATATTCCATCGTCATATCGATAATCTTCTCGATTTCGACTCGCGTCGCAAGAAGTCGAACCGGGATCATTCGTTCTGTGAACAATCGACCTTCGGTGTTAATCCATTGGCCTCGCGCCGGAGCCAGAATGGACAAACCACCAGAAATTGCCCGGATTTTTTCATCCCAAACTCTATGGAATCGAACCCGAATGGGACGGCCGTCATTTCGGATTGTCGGAACCAATATTTCCCAGAGACTGCGATCCGTGTTAGAGTAAAACGGCAACTCTCGACCGTTGAAATCAGCAGCTTCCTCTTCAGTCAAATTCAGACTTCTGCCATCTGTCCCCGGGCATGACAAATTAAGGCAAGTGACAATTCCTCTTTCCATTCGCATGTCGGGTTCTCCGCAATATGGACATTTTACCCAGTCACACATATTTTTCTTGGATTCCTTTCACATGCTTGCATCGGCCTCTAAATCCAAATCCAGTACAAGTACAACTCCATTTTCCGGCTTTGTGTTTGACAAGATACTGGTTACCTTTTGATCCAGTGACCGTTTCGTTGAAGTCAGGTAGAATTTTCGGTTTTTCAACATCAACTGCTTCGGACCCGTCAAGATATTCCAGTGCAATAATTGAGCTTTTCGAGATTACCCGAGACCGAAATCCAATTCTAGTATCCGAACCGGCGTGCATTTGAAATTCATCCGGAGCAAGCCAACGAGCAGGATTCTCAATCTTTCCGACATAGGTCGACGTTTTGGGTGAAAAAGCCAGGTGTCCGGGTTGAATGTAGTTTTCAACCGTAACCTTCGCTTCTTTGCCTGGAATTGGATCAAACATCAGGTAATCTCCTTATTTAGAATGTAACACCTGAATATCGAAATCAAGCCTTTTCTTGCATTTTCATAAGTTCACAAACCGTTTCGTTTTTGGCATCGTTGCTGACCTTAGTCAGCACATTCCACCAGATACGAGCATTGTCCGTGATGTTCTTGTCGCCCTGGCGTTCGTGTGCTTGACGAACAGCGTTATAAAGTCTTCATGGTCACGAGCGACCTTGTAGATCAGGTATTCGAATTCACCTTCGAATGTTGCACGAGAGCCGACACGGCCAGAACAATTTTCGTCGTCGAGCTGCGTGAAAATTTTCATCAGACGAGGGTCGATTTTATCGAGCCAAGCCCAATAGTCAGAAAGATAATTAACTTCAGTAGACACGAGTTTTCTCCTTAACGATATTTTGGAGGGGTTGATGGATTGAAATTCAGATTTTCGTATCCAAATTTCTGGATAAGATATACATCGTGGTCACCAAAAAAATCTCGGCCTTCAATGTATTTCTTACCATTCTGCTCTATCACACGTTGTTTACGGCACATCATTAGAAAGGTCCTCCGTAAATAGCATACACGATCAGTGAAACCGAAATCGAGGCGATTCCCATAATAATTCCTTCAATGATCATTTTTATCAGATCTCTTTAAATTACACCGAAGTGATTTGACCAATGCCAGACTTGGTATCCAAGAGAAGGATACCAAAAGAACCAGGCAGTTGGGCAAACTAGAAAGAACGGCGGCAGATTGATAGAGTTGCCGATGCTCACTGCAAACATTTTCACTGAGCCAGTGAGAACAATAACGGAGGTGACGAGAAAAAACCCAATGTAGACATATTCCATTGTCATATTCCTATCAAATGGTTCAATACACAAGTTCGAACTTGCGGCCGGCCAGGGCTTCCAGTTCCTGGTGTTCAGCCATCAGCATACGCCGCTTCTTGCTGGCCTGTGCATGGCTGATTTCACCATCACAGTAGAGATTTTCGGGTGAAAGATCACATGCGATCGAATCAGCCCAGTCCTTGAATTCAGTTTCCGTTTCCGGCATCTTAGCGTCTTTGTTGAAGATTCGTTTCCACTCGAGGCGTCGTTCCATGTAGAACGTTGCCGACTTCTCTTTCTGAGCCTGAATCTTCTGAAGCTTGGACGCGGTCGCTTTGTAATGCTTGCCGTCCTTCTCAAGGATGAACGAACGCTTGTGAGTTCCGGAGATCTTATAGACTTCACCGTTGAGTTCAACTTCCTGACCAATTTTGAACATTTTCGATCCTTTCGATGTGTTCTTCAGTGTCTAAAAAGTATAACACCAAGTTGAATAAAATCAAGCATTTTTCCAAACTAAATACGATAATAAAACACAAGGGGATCTTATGAAAAAAATCAGGGCAACTGGTGGGATTTTTTTATCAGTCCGAACTGGTAGAGTAATGCTAGTTCAGCGGGCACACGATGTCAGTCACCCTAATAAGTGGGGATTTGTTGGAGGGAAGATCGAGCGGGGAGAAGATGTGCTTTCTGGTCTCTCAAGAGAACTTTCAGAAGAGATTGGATTCGTTCCTCATTTTCTGAAGGTAATTCCCTTCGATCACTTTGTTTCGGCCGATAATCGATTCGAATATAGTAGTCTGGTGATTGTTACACCAAATGAATTTATTCCAATGCTTAATCATGAAAATGTAGGATATTGTTGGGTTAAACCGGGAAACTGGCCAAAGCCTCTCCATCCAGGAGCCAGAGCTTGTCTAGATAATCCGGATCTAATTCAAAATCTTGAAAACGTGCGAGAAAAATATAACAATCTTCCTTAGTTGTTTGTCATTTTTTCAACTTATGTTGTCTCAAGCGATTTCGTATGTAGAAGTTTCTGATCGCCCATTTTCTCTACGTCTCGGCGAAGAACACGCAACTTTGGTAAAATGTCGGCATATCTAAAAACCATTTCATTTTCGGCTAGAAATTCTAAGCATTCTTTTATATTCATTTTCTCTCCAAAGTCACTATCCCTTTAAGATAAAGCCACAGCTATGGCGAAGGCGTCATCAGCCGAAAGACCAGATGTACCTGATGTCGTGGTGATATTCAACCATGACGAACCGTTTGACACCTGAAGATTGGTTCCGTTCCACCGAAGCATCCCGGATGCAGCGGTTGCCACAATACCAGTTCCTGCTCCAATTTGGAGGGCGCCGTTCGCGTCGCCGATTGTAACGATATTGTCATTCGCTGTCGCGGTGTCGGTTGCATGATTAAATTGAATAGCCATTAGCTCACCTTGACTACATTGTTCACGACTGTCCAGTTAATCGTGTTTGCGGCATTCTGTCCGGTCAAAGTGAACTGAACAGAATTTGAATTCGCTGCGACCGCTACTGTCCACGGTTGAGTAGACGCTGCGCCTTCGAGGGCCACGGTGGTGATTGACGGTGTTCCGACAATTGCAACTCCGGCTGCGCCTGCACGACGAGCTCCGCCGATCACGTTGAACACTCCGGTATCAGTTCCGGTCGTTGCATCTCGGCCTACCACTTGTGCTGAAAAATTCCATGCGGTAGATTCTTCCATAACAAAGAGTGTGGTATTTGACGGCGTTCCTGAAGATGTGCTGGTTGTTCCTACCAACTGTTCAACGGCCGTTGGATCAGGGGGACCAACAACGATCCAAACCGATCCGTTATAAACTTCAAGTTTGCCTGACACGGTGTTGAAGTACAAATCTCCTACGCTAGGCGATGAAGGAAGCGAAGTATTAACATATTGCACCAACTTCCAAGTCGCCGGTGATTCATTAATACAAACTCGAAGTTTGCCGTCTGACTTATTATAGTAAGTCTGGCCAACCAACGGATTCGTCGGTGCTGTGGTATTTGCGAAGTTTTCCATGAGATGCAAGAAATCTTCGTTTTGTACTTCGCCATACCCAGCGAGCTTTCTACCGACGAACTTGACAGAATAGTTGGTGTCGATTGTGTTATCAGCGACCGAGGTGAGCAAACTTCCATCTGTTCGGTTAATATTATATGCCATTAGTTACCATCCTTTTCCCAAGTCGAACTTCCTGTAATCTATTTATTGAATTTTCGTAGAGATCATCAAATGTGACTCAGGTTCCCAAATGAATTTCAAACTCCCACAATCCCAAATCCTAGAATATCCGCGTTCTTGCATTATTTCCCATTCGGACTTATTATCGTCAAATCCGGCTTCGATTAATCGATCTTTTCGATACTTGAATCGATTTTCTCGCTTCGAATGGAATGCACTCAAATACCAATAATTCGGTTCGGTACGATGGATAAACCTAAATCCAAGTTTTTTGTATACCTCACCAGTCCCCCAACGCAGATCACAATAAGAAATAACAGAAATCGGGTTATACTCTTTTCGAAATTTAGAAAATAACCTAGATGCAATTCCGGGAATATTGCTCTTCGATGCAAAACGCAAAAGCTCAAAATTCCCGTGCTCAGCTATCGAACCCAACGCTTTTCGTTTATTACCAAATGTCATCACCGCGACCAATTCATTCGCATAAAATGCACCGAATCGAATTTTGGCGTTAACGTTTCCTTGGATATGATTTTTTTCAAGAAAATCTCTTGATTCGATTGAAGAAATTTCTTCAATTCTAGTTTGGCGAGCTCCGCAAATCCTTTCATCGAAACCTAAAATATGACGCAACCGGTTTTTAACTATCTTCGACTTTTCGTTTAGTTCATCTTCGAATATCGTTATTAATCGAATTCCTTTTTCCTGACATAATTTCTGTTTTTTAGCATGCTGAGTTCTAGCTTTTGGATTGCCGAAATCAGCGTGCCAATAAAGACCGCATGTCTCAATCGCAATGCCGTATTTCGGCAAAAAGAAATCCAATTCTAACGGTTTTATTTCTGTTCGGTCACGAAGTTTGATTTCATCACGATCGATAAATTCCAACAACATGTCTAAAACAAGTTGCTCGGTTGAATATAGATGTTTTTCGAATTCAATTCCGGCCCTTTCTAAGGCAGAGTAAATGACCGCATTAGGAAGATCATATTTTTCTCGAATTCCATTGAATCCCATATTACTAAAATCTAACTTGATTTGCTCCATGTTTTCTAGAAATAAATTCGCTTCTTCAGAGTATTCCCTACGTTTGAAATGCGGAGCGTTATATCGACTCCAGCAAGTTAATCGATTTTTATTTTTGACTTCTTCGCTTTGCGATGCATACTCAACACCGAACCTATCCAGGCAAGTTTGTCTCATCTTTTGACGAATATCACTTGATTGCAAAGCATTTTCAACACCGTGCCGATCTTTCATTGTTTTAATAAATTCATTACGACGCATAAATGGAGTATAATGTTCGCCGTAAGTGGATTTCAGGGTTTCGACCGTCTTAGTTCGAATTTCACGATTTTGTTGCGGATGCTCGACACCGTACCGTTGCATACAAGTTTCGCGTTTTTTTTGATGTTCAGCATCTATTTCGTTTTTTGTTTTTTCTTCATATTTTTGTTTTTTTTGAGCACGAACATGTTCGATTTGCGAATTGAATTCTACACCATATTTGTTCTTGGTTGTTTCTTTTCTTTTTTGATTTGCTTTATTCAGTTGTTCAGGCGTCATAGCTTTTTTAGCTTGACTTATTTTGGTAGAATGATTGAGCTTAGCACACATGCACTTGGTTGGCCTACCGCATGATTTCAAATAACCAGTCGCAAATGAATCGAATTTGAATTTATTCCCGTTCGGGCACAACCTCTGCGATGAATCATTCAAGATATTCCACACTCTTTCGGATATTGTCGATTTTTCAGGGAGGAAATCTGTTTTTTCCAGAATCCAAGCAAGCAAAGCGGGGTTTTTGCTGATCGTGGCTGAAAAATTTTTGTTCTTTAGATAATTATTCAATAAATCTTCCATATAACTCCTCAAAATTGAGGAATTACACGAGCTGATTCCTCAAAGAATAAACGATCTCTATCTCTCTATTTAGTGACTTCTGGATTGGATGAAAGATTACATGCGTAATCATATTTCCGGCATAATCCTTCAGTCCAATTTCATCAAATACAAAGGTACTTTCAGTAGACGAAGCCGTATCAAAGTTATCCTGACCAGATGGCTCGCCAAAATCTAAGGTTGTCGTGATAACGATATCACTGAATAGGTTACCTGAAACGTGACTCACTTCCATTTTGTTATTTTCTGGATCTGGGTTACTGATGTTTTCATCATCGACAATCTTCGAGTACGTGGCATTGTAAAGGTCGGCTGATTGTCCAATTGTGTTTGCTGGAAGATAGGTAATTTCTCCAATACCGTTCACAGTTGAACCACCGTTTCCATAGTAAATTCTCTCTATCGGGCCATTCGATTTGTTTGCTAATGATCTCGCAACAGCAAGTGAGTAGTTTTCAAAATGTATGCTGTTAAATTTATCAAGCAAAACCTCACCGGTTTGTTTGTCTCGAATTAAGACATGCCCAGTGACTTTAATATTTGCTCGCTCATTCGGTTTCCTGTCACCCATTTCATTTCCTTCCTTACCAGAATTCTCAGTCATTTTATTTACCATTTTTAGTCCGATCGATTTCCTGGTGATTTTCTTAAGAAGTTTGATATTACATCGTCACTTGTTTGAATAGAATCAGGGATCACCAATTTTCCTGTATCCGGCCGGTTTTGTATTCTAAGGAGTGATCCGACTGTTGGTGTTTGCCCCGTCTTGAATTTAATTTGACGACCGAACACATCGTAATCGACTCCTTGTGTCTTGAGTTCTTGTTTCGACCCCACAATAATCTTTCCTGCTGCATATGAGATGGTGGGCGAAATACCAATCAAATCTCGTGTGAGATCACCTAAAATATGTGCGCCTGTTACGCTTGGATCATAATAACCAAATTCAATTCTTTCCTGGTCGATCCACAGTTTTCCAGTCGTTGTTGACCTGGTTCCTTGTGCCTGAAGAATAGTACCATTCATGACCAGAACCGTCGATGCAACCGAAGATGAAATACCAAGTTCAGTCAACCCGGTCCCTACTATGTTAGCAAGGGTGATCGCACCAGCTTCCAAGTGGATGATTTGCAATCTATCATCTTTTTCACGAGCTCGAATGTTATCAATTGATGCATTGTTGATATCACTTACCACATCGGCTAATGTGGTACCTGAAAAAATTACAGAAGTTCCATTAATTGAAATTCCTTCTGTGCCACCTGCGGTGACTACAGGAGTCGTGACCGTACCGGTTATCTGGCCACCGTATAAATCTTGAAGTGCATAACCTGAACTATTTTCAATTACGAGTGAACCCCCACCAGTATGTGCGATTGAAAGTACATCTGCTGTTACTGACGCCGAAAGTCCCTTAGCTGCCAAAGTGGAAACAGCTTCAAGATTTGCTTCTACCGAAGCAGCATCGGTTCCGGTTAGTGTCACGAATTCATAAGGTAATCCGTTTAATTGAACACGCAAGATATCTCCTGCGAGAATTGAACCAGTTGGGGCTGCAACATCAGAAATCAAAGTTGTGGTTCCGGGAAGAGTAAACACACTTGAATCTGCTACGGTAATCGTTTCGTCAGATACATTCAATGCTGTGACCAAGGAAGTTGCTTCCTGAACCCAAACACGGACTTCAGAAGCATCCCTAAATTCGCCGAGAATAGTGTGTCTGAAGATTCCAGAATTCTGGACACGATAATTGATTCTTGAGTTTCGTTCAACTTCAATTTTCTTCGGCATAAGTTGCTTTCTAGATGCATCCACGACAGCGGTCCCGGCGACGTGAGTTAATCCCATTCCAGTTGCATTCGATCCAGGTCGCAAATTCTGCAATTTGTGCGGATGCGATGAATAATCAACCGACCAGAACTCAATTAATTCACCGTTTATATACACTCTACCCGGAATTCGTTCTGCTGCAGGAACCGTTGTTGGGGATGGTTGCCCGAGAACGGCGGCATCATTAACCAAAATCTCTGAATCAATTCCTGATCGATAATCGAATATAAGTTCAGTTGTATTCTTGTCTGAAATTCTTAAGAACTCAAAATCACCCTTCGGTGTTTTGGTCATTCTAAATGACGCAGGGCGTGACGCGGTGCGTTCTGTAAGGTATGAGATTTGAATGATTGAGTTTGTATGATCTAATGCATCATCTAAGAATCGAATTGTTCTCGTATCAAACGGAATCGAGGCGGTTTCATAAACGTAATCAATGCCTTCATGTTGAAGAATTCCGTTATAATAAACTGCAATTTCATCAGTTCTGTTTGGAATTCCACCAACATCATATTCATGAGAAACCGTACCTTTATAGCATTCAGTTCTCAAACCCATACTGAGGTCTTCAGGGAATGTTACCAAACGAACCGGTGCTGGTTCAGCTAATCCACTTTCTAGGAGCAAACGAGTTCCGTTTTCAAGGAGCAATGCACCAGTTCCATCTTCCAAAGTCAAATAATCTTCGCCCACCAAATTGAAAGTGTCGTTTGTATCGGTTGTGGTAGTCAGGATGAAATCTGCCAAATCATTCACAATGATAATAATTTCTAATCCAAGAGAAGGAACAGTATTGAATACAATATCAGATCCACTCACAGTGTAATCATCACCCACACCTTCAACTTGCAAAATTCCATCCAAATAAACTTCATATGAAGACGGAGCCAACCCGTAACTCGTCGGATAGGTATCTTCTCCAGCCCTTGCCAGATGAACTTTGGTTAATGGCGGGTCTAAACGCTTTAAGGATGTCATGTCCCATGCTTGAATTCCCATATAACCGGGAAGAGTGCTTGACGGCGGATTATCCATAACAAGACTTGCGGTTGTTTCATCTTGCACATGAACCGTCGTGAAAGTGGTATCCGCGTATACAGTGATCGTGACCGTTGACCCGGCGGCAACAGCAGGAGAATCAATCGTTACCGACGTTCCAGAAACAGAAGTAGAAGCAATCTTACCATTCACAGTTGCAAAAACATAATTCGGATCGGTGATCGATACTTCCATATCAAAAACAGTTGCTCCGGTATCGTAAAAAGTTTTTCTTTTCTGAATAGGTGCTCCACCAAAACCATAATGGATGAAATCAACTTTTGCAGAAGCCACCGGAGGTGTGAGCAAAGTTACCCTAGGATTGGTAACATGATCATCGCGCTCAGAAATGTCATCATAAATCGGGTCAGTCCACACAACTGTAAAGTCTGAATCAATTGATTGGAGTAAACCGTCGACAAAGACAAAAAGAGCTTCCTCAGATTGTGGACGGTAACTCAATTCAACCGCATTGGGCACTTCTCGCTTGTAGAACGATTCGCGAGAGAATGCAGGGCCGCCGCCAGTTGACAATGATAAATCTTCTTCTGCTAAATCGTATCCTAGCGTATCGTACGGAGTTTCATCAAAACCGGGATCAGATCCCAACACCTGAGCTTGGTTGGTGTACACTCGAATGTCGATGTTTTCTAAAACTCGAATTGGAGAAAGCTCTTGCGGATGGTTACGATCCCAATGCGGTCGCATAAATCCTTCACCATCCAATAGAATATCTTCAGTTCCGAATGTCGGATCCCAGTCTTGATTCGACACGTATAGCTTGTCATAAAGATAATCGTAGTCAATTACCACAATATGAACGATTACTCCAACAGGTGGCGGGGAAGCAAAAACCACATTCAATCCATCAACTTCATATTCATCTTCAGTTAATGCAGTTGATCCATCAGCCTGAATGTAATAAACCCAAACCTTCTGAGTTTGGAAAGGTACGAACGGCAGAGGAAATGTGACTGATGAGGCCGGTGCAGGGACCGGCTCATCAACCGACCCCCAATCTAAGGTTTCAGTAACAGCTGCGTTTGTAAATCCATAATCTTCTGAATCAGTAGCAGCATCAACCAACAACCCATAATCAGTAAACGGTAAAGTTGGCGAGCTAGAGATTTCATAAAATGCTTCATTATAAGGAATATCGTAGCCAAATTTCTCAAAGAATTGAGAATCGTATCCAATTTCATCAATGTTAATTTCCCCACCAGAAACTAACAGTCCTTTGAACTCACAATCCATAAGTTCTTCTAGTGCTTTCTTTTCATCTCCGGAGCCCGGTTCATAATAAATTGAAATCCGATTTGCTGCATTATTCAAGTTCGCAAGATTCACATCAAAATTGTCATAGCCAATTTCTTCAATGTCGGCATCAAGCTCAAAGTCAAATCCCTGGGTGTCGTAGCCGGGAAGATCTGGCTCGCACGAAACTCTATCAAAATGAAGTGTAATTTTCGGATTGACAATTTCAACCACTTCAATGCTTGCATCTTCTCGAGTTGCAGACTGCTGTTCTGTCAAACCACTAAAATTGGTGTGAAATGGTTTGGTTTCATTAAGATATTCGAGGATGTTATCAATTTGGTCAACGGTGTCAATTGGAGATTGTTCTAGAACAGCATTAAACCCCTTGACAAAAATCAAGCTGGTTTTGAATGCCCAATCAATTTCCGGTTGTTCATCTAGAACATGACGAAGCATCGAAAAGAAAATTTGGTTCTGGTGACTCACAATCTATCTCCAAGTATCTAATCGATATTTATCAATTTCAAGAAGCTTACTCATCGAAGTAATCAACGAGTTTTCCAACTGCGATTTTATTCTCGAGTTCGAGGTCACTGTCTGCTAAATCGAATGAGTAAACCGCATCGTTCAATTGAATTGTCCCGTCTTGAATAGCAACGGTGTTCCAGAAAACTCGAACGCCGTCATCTTGATATTGAGACCAAACCCAACGTCCTTCTCCATTATCTAAAACGAGAACAATGTGACCTTGGGGATGAGCGGCGTTATGTGCTTCGATTACCGAATTAGGGTGCGATGCATCTCGATCAGCAATAGTTGCAAAAATCGTGGTTGGTGGCACTTCTCTACTCACACCTTCTCCGGAATCGGCTCCGCCGAGAGTCTCTAAATCTGGATCATACCAATCTTCATACGACCAAAAATTCTGCATATCGTATTCTTCTTTATCAAGAAGTGTAAATGTATTTCCATCCCAGGACCAATGTGTCCATTTGTTCTTATCCTGTTCATCTTCTAGAATCAAAACAGTCATTCCGGGGTCAAACAATGGGTTCGTTGTCAAAAGGTCACGTTCAACTCTTGAGTTCACTTGAAAATCGAAATCGGTCGGTTCCGGATCCTTGGCTAGGAAAGTGCTTTCCCAGTCCGGATCATTGTCCACAATATTCTCTTGAAGTAACAGTCTATTTGCAGCATTGATGAACGTTCTGCGTGCATTTTCTCGATCCTTGAACATAGACTGCCGAGGCCTAATTTTCACACCATAACGTCTTGATTCATTTAGGTTAATATCAGGAAGACTGAGTCCTGTTGCATCCTCTCCTATCAAACTCTGACGAAGTTTACTCCAGATCGAAGGCGTAATTGTATCATCACTTCCTTCCCTAACCAATGCCCATTCTTTATGGACATTTTCGTCATCCTCCGGACGCTTTCTAAAATTGAGCTGAACAATAACGTCATCGTTCGTGATAATGTTTGTTGCATTTCCGATAAGGAACGAACTCTCATCAAATCCATCCGATGAAACGACATCAATTGGTGAAAAATACAGAATACCCGCTTTCTGCGGCGAGTCAATGATTGCAGATACTTCAAATGCGGAACGTGATCTGAAAGGCTTATTTGGACGGAATCGTGGATTGAGTACCCAGAAATAATAGAATGTGCGATTCTGTTGACTTGTTTTGTCGAATTCCACGCTTTCAACCCAAGCAGGGTTCGATGCATTTTTAACAGTTCCTGAAGGCAAGTAATCACTGCTCGCGTTAGAAGCTTGCTCAACCACATATTCATCCCAGCCAGAAGGAGGAACAGGAGATCGAGTCCATTCGTATATATCTATTGAGGAACCGGTTAGTTTTCTACCCCAATACTTTCTTCGATATGATAGATCGCCTTGTTCGTAATCTAGGTAACGAACCGCGTTCAAGTCCCACCAAAGCCTTCCAGTCTGTTCAATTCCCCAAGCATTATCGGTGTTCTGGACCACACCCGTTTCGTCGCCGTTTGTGTAAACAGCTGGGTCAATTTCTAACGTATAAAATAGTTCACTTGTTGCGATGCCTGGAATAACCTTCTTGATTGGATCCCATGTTGAAACCTGATTTATGGTATCGTTTGTGAGGGCGTCAAACAAGAACACGGATTCAATGATAGGCGTATCAATTCTATCAAGCTGATATCGTACCAAATCCCATGTGGTACCATTGTATGAATAAACTGACCAGAGTTTTCTTCCAACTGCTGTGACCGGAAGGCCGAGATTGCTTTCCAAATCTGGATCAACAAAAATCTTATCTCCCAGGACCCATCCATCGATTGGTACAGATGAGCCGACTGCCGATACAGCGGGTCTTCTCATTGAATTCCAACCATAAAAATCAGGACCTGCGCCAGGACCAGTATATGACGACGCAAATCCAAGCTCGGTTGCAGATGTTCCGGCAAAGGTTATTGATCCGCCGTTTAAGGCTTTGAACGTTAGGATTCCATCTTCATCTGAAAATTCAATGTCAGGAAAGACACCAACAGAAATCTGCGAAACAACGTCAGCATGCGATACCACAGCTTTATATTCAGCTTCAAGGCCAAGAACGGCGGCGGCCGTGCCGGATACTGCAATAATTGATGTACTCGGATAAGCAAAGGAAATAGTGGAATCAGATGCTTCTGTTGCCTGCTGACCGACGGCAACCATTTCAGCAACGATCTGTGTTAATGTTCGTGCTGCGTATGATGATTGGAATCCAAAATCAATCGACGGCGTTCCGGTACCGTTTGTCATTGAAATCGAACCGCCATCTTTCTTCTCGAGTTGAATTTTACCAGATGAAACCGATGCTTCAATAACCGCAATATCCACCGCTGCGTTGATATCAGAAACGTAATCAGCTGTAGTCTTGCCAGCCGTCACGATATCAAACCCGAGAATTTCGATTGCATCTTCGGTAGCATCGATGTTATAGACATAAATGTCTCCACCGGTCCCGTGAATAATCTGGACTGCACCCCCGACTACAGCAGCCGTGATATCTGCGATTGCTGCCGTAGTGATATCGTTTACAATAGCGGCTGCATCACCCGCTCCTGTGAACACAACCGCGGTTCCGTTTATGTTGATACCGTTGAAAGTATCAACGGTGACGACTGGGCTCATGTTCGTTCCAGTAAGTGCAGTGTTCGCTGCAAGTCCGAGTTGTTCGAGCGGATCTTCTGTCGTTCCGATTGAACGTAGAGTAATGTCTTGATCACCGAGATTCCAAAGACGAAGTTGGGTGTTCCCGGTTCCGGTTTTATCAGCAAAAATTCGGCTGATGTTTGCTGCATTAATGTTTGCAACAATCGAGTCCAAATTCCCTGCACCGGTCCAAATCACATCGGTTCCGTTTATATAAATTCCATTCGTGCCATCAACAACGACAGTTGGATTAATTACCGATCCTACCACATTGGTATGATAAAAATTAATTGGATAATCATCGAGAGTGAGTGATGTTGAAATATCACTACTTCGAATTTTAGGATTCGTTGTCAGACCTGTAACAATGTTTCCAATGAAGGTAACCGTGTCGCCATCAACTGTCAGAGTCAATCCACCCAAATTCAAATTTTCTGGACTAGCTACAGTGCTAAACTCATTCTGGTCTGATGTCACAAACAAAACGTTCACCCCATTCACGATTAGGTTATCGCCATAATTTGTGGTCGGTGAATCAATTGAACTGGCCGCAGTCGTAATCCATGTTGCACCAACCGTTGCTGGAGTTGAAATCTGAAAATTAAAATCATCAATCACAGCTGAAACGGTTTGTGAATCAATATAGTCGGGAGTTGATTCAGTCGAATCAGGGAAAATCACAATGTCACCGACAGATAGTCCATGTGCTGCATATGTTCTAATTGTAACAGAGTCAGTTTCTTCATCTCCAGGAATAATTTCGTTTATTTTTCCAAGACGAGAGAAACGACGAATGTCCCAATCACCTTTGTCGTCCTTCACAACCCAAACATCCTGACCTTCAGTAATCAGTTTATTTTGGTCTTCCCATAGAGTTTCAAATCCATCTTCACCAGCAACCAAATAATCCGTTTCTCCGAGGCGGGCCCAGCCGGCAGTTGGTAAATCTTTTCCAAGGATATTTTCGAAATTACGCAGTGTGAATTTATTTGAGAAATTTGAATCAGCGGTTCTGATCCATCTATCATCATTCAAAGGAATCGTGATAATCTGATCTAGTTTCGAATCTACCGCATTCGGATTTGTCGAGAATGTAATCGTCTGCGGATCGGTTTTAATTTCTGATTGAAGTAAAGCAAATTCTAGAGCAGTGCGAATTTCTCGTGCACCATACTCGCCGACAAGAACTGCCCACTCCTCAAAAATTTGGAAATCTTCTTGTGAATTTCGAATGAACGTGGATCGCAACAATCTATCAAAACTTGCCTTGGTTCCCTTCTCCTGCAGGAATCCACGGAAGAAGTTAAATTGTGATCGATCATCAAGAAGCATTTCCTGCATATGCCGTCTCTTTTGGTATCCAACCAAGTGCCTGGCATGATCAAACGCGGCTGACGAAGCCCCGATTGCGTAAGGGTCGTAGAATTTTCGAATGTTCTCAGCACGAGTATCGTAGTTCGGGATAATTGTGTCACTCTGAATCAAATATCCAGGAGCATCAAATCTTCCATTCCAGAACTTCGTTCGTGTTCCGATAAGTCTAAAACGACGCTGACGAAGATTGATTTTTGGTTCATAAATCAGATTATCGAACTGCGTCGTATTGTTGAATAACAATGCATGATCATACTCAATCAATGTCAAACGCAACAGGGCAAGTGATTCGGTGTTTGTATGCGTAATACTCACCTGGTTATCAATTCTTGACACGTCGAAGGAATCAGTTCGCATTGGAATTCCTTCATAATCTAAAGCAGTCCAACTACCATTCGTGTATTGTGTAATTTTATCAACCAATCCGAAATCAGCTTGGAATGCGGCCTGCGAGGAGAATGGTGAAAGGAATAAAACAGCATCTTCTGAAAGGTCGCCGTCTGCCCACTTTACAAACTCTTTTGCCATACGGTTCCAATTGTTCATTTCATTCGACGATGAAATGAACTCGTCAAACACCCAACCTTCAGACTCGAGCCAAGCACCGTAACCTGTAATTAGGTTTGTTACATCTTGAATGGTTCCAATCGGATCATCGTATTCATATTCGTGTTCGGTGTTATCAAAGTTTGAATATAATGTTGAAGACAGTTTACCAAAAGAAAATGTAGATTTGTTTCCGGCAGATGGTCTGAAATACCTAATTGTTGGGTAGAGCGGGTCGTACCCTCGCACACGATAAGAAGTTCCATCCCAACGCACAATCAATGCAGAGTAAACAGGTTCTCTTCGAGACGCTGACTGGTTCAAGACTGTAGTAATGTCTTCTGCAGGGACCAAACCAAAATTGTCCGAGGTAATACGAAGTCCATCGGTGTTAATGAAAGACCCGGTTCGATACCCAAGCTGCACCGTCAAATCTTGTAATAACGAGTTGAGGTTTTCTTGATTGAATCCTTTCGATAGCCAGAAATCAGAAAACCACTGTTGCGATCCGATCTCTCGGTTCGTTTGTGAATGAACCGAGTCTTCTGAAACCCCGGCTCGGCGTCGTATTGGAGCATACACAACTTGCGACTGCTGTTGGGTTCTAAAGAATCGTTCAGTTCCAATAGCATCCCAGGTTTTTTCAAGCCATTCTGCCGGTCTTGCCAAATAAGTCGTTCCTGCAAGATCGAAAGGATACAGATTAGAAATTCTCCATAACCATTCAACCGGAGAAACATCTCCGAATTTGAAATTTGAGGAAGCAAATTTGGCTGGCGGGGCTGACGGAATAATACCTGCGGCTATTGGATCAAGCAGATCGCCTGCGGCATCTACCGGAATTACACTAGTCAATCCGGGACGAGTGAATCTCGTATCAACCCCGGCTCGAGGTCCACCTGCAATAACTCCGGCTTCGAGGTCTTGCCACATTTCGGTATTTTCTCTGGTGTATGGGGCAGATCCGTATTCAGTTACCCACCAGATTGGCTCTTCACCAAAACCAAGCATTTCCCAAGGATGGGTATGCGGTCTATCGGTGTCGAAATAGTATCGGTAAATTCCACGCCAATGTCCAGGACCTATTTCACCATAGCGATCTGGCGATCCGCCATAGTTGAAGGTGAACGGATCAGTAGGATCGTAATAAGTATTCGGTTTATGATCAACTCCGTTTTGGAATGCCCAATTCTCAAAGAACGGTCGCATAATCTTGTCCCACTCAGTTCTAGAGTACGCCGATGAACGATACTTGCCTGGCATTACATCAAAGTGACTGAATTCAGGGTGGACCATTTTGAATTTATCTTGAATTGAATCATACACTCGCTCTTCTAAACGAAGCATAATATCGTCGAAATCACCTCCAGTAACCTGTGCTAAAGATCCGTCGTGACCGCGGCGCCAAGTGACTGAACGATCACCTAAAGTGTCATCAACAAAAGTAGTCGGGGTGAACACAATTCCAAAACCAAGAAACGCTGGGGTAGGTGGAACATACAAATCATCACCGAGCATGCCTGAATTTAGGAATGGGAATGAATCATCTTTTCCGATATTGATTGCTGCAACCACTGCATCGATGAATAAATCTGCCGACGCGTAATCAGCTAGGCGGCCTTCATTAATCCAAGTCCTGGAAATTGATTCAAATTTTGCAAACCATTTCTGATATTCTAAACTAACAAACCGAATAGCGTTTCTAAAATTGATTTCTTTATTCTGATTCAAGAACATTAATCGAAGAAGAGGACCAGAATGTTGAAGGATTTCAGTTCCAGCCGCTAGATTTCTGGCAGTTGAATTGAAATTGTTCACGCCATATGGCCTACCGGTTATCCCTTGTTGGTTTTCAATAATTGTAATGAAGTGTTCGAACAATTCATTATATGAAATTGTCTCGATATTTTCATTGTTTGGATTTGCCTGAAGGTTTGTCGGGATACGATAATACCCTCCATTATCCAAGGGCTCACTTCTATCCCTATCAAATGATCGAGCCTCTAAGAAATCATTATTTTCAAGCGTAAGTGTTTCACTCAATTCGATCATGTTTCCAGTACGAGCGAAATCAATCCCGGATTCCAATAGGTTTCCATTCAAGAACAATCTAAATGTCTGGAACTGTCCCGGAACTTCATCTTCAGGAGTTTGAGATAGAGTGAATTCCAAAGGAAATTCGATTGCACCGGAACTGGTTTCCTTTTGTTTGATAATCCACGAATCCGAAACAGATTGTCTACTCAACCATGTTGGATGTCTCCAATCAGATTCGTACGAATCAAAAGAAGAAGTAAACCCATTCTTTCTGAAAAAACGCATGCCGGGAATTTCAGCCGTTGTGACGGTATCCGGTTCATACGTGAATGAATCAGATTGAATGAAGTTATTATAATTGATTTCACCGAACGAGTTAAAGGTAATACGAAGACCCAGCAACGAATCAATTGGATTCTCATCACTCTCTTCAAACCCAAAAAGGAATGATCCATTAAATGTTGAATTCGGATATGTGGTTGAATCATCGAGCCGAGTGGCTTCAATATCAAAAAGGTCGAACAGCGGATATTGATTTTCGGTAGTCTTGCGTTGTCCCTCAACCCAAGCAGAACCGTCCCAATAATATCTTCGATCGGTGTTGATAACACCTTGGGTAACACGAAGTACCTCACCTTCTACTGGTGAACCATCAATTGCCTGGCCGTCAATTTCTTTGACGAGAACATACACTCCTGTCTCTTCGTGGCCAGTAACCAAATACACAAGGTTATTCTGTCCCTCAGTTGGTTCACCGGTAACCAAAATTCGCATTCCGTCTTCGATCAGCACACCATCAATTGACGCAGTTTCTTGACCTTGCACACTATTCAATGGACCAGTTAACAGAACATTGACTGGATCTCTAGCGGTTCGGCCCATATTACGAAGTTGAATATCCGCTTCGAATTGAATGATTGGACGACGGGCTTGGACAGCGATGTAGTTTGTCAAATCAACATTCGAAATTTGATTTCTATGGAACCATCTGTTTCTGGTTGACCAAGCATTTTGGTCTTGGGCGCCGCGCTCCATAACAATATAATCTTGTGCAGTGCCTGAAATAGCATTATCAAATTCAGAGTCATCAAGCAGCCGTATTGACCGACCGACATTCACTATTAGAAAATTTATGTCGTTGTATTCGGTGTTGTCATCGTCTCTAAAAACCACACGCATACCGGACTGAACATCAGTCCCATCCGGCAATTGAAAATTTTCTTGGCCGATCATATCCAACACGATATTGGTATTTCCAGTCACTTCAATTACCGGAGGACCTTCTTCGAGCCAATAATAGTTTGAGAAATTAATTAGCATATCCGGGTTGATGGGAGGGCACCAAGTCCAGAACTCTGATTCAAACAATCTTGAATGATTATTTGTTAGAGATCCTTGAACACGAAGATTATCAACCAAATCTTCATAGAAACGATAAGCATTGATATTTTCTTCTTCATCCAACGAAACTACGGCTGGTTCAAGCTGGTAATTCTGCCTTGATGATGTCGTTTCCGGAATATAAAAATCGTTCGCGTTGAATACGGTCGACCGTCTGCCGATAAACCCTGAAATTTCTTCAACTGCAGCGGGCTCAAAGAAATGGTTTGCCACTCCCTTAAAGAACTTCTTGACATCGTCATGGTTTTGAAGGAAGGTTGGAAGTCTACTCAGGACATTTCTAGGTTCCGGCCTTGTTTCGTCAGCTTTTGGTTTCGGTGTGAAATCAGTCATTATCTACCTTACATGAATTTTAGATATTTACCAATTTGAAATCGGGGTTTTCATGCGGTTATAATTTGAAAGAACGATGCATTTTCTTGAATTTTTATTTATTTCGGCACCGTTGATGAATTACTTCTCCTCGATATTGCCAGAATTTTTCAAGCTTTCGAATGGAGATTTTGATGTCGCCGGTTTGAATCGTTTGATTTGCTGCATTTTATCAAGTTTTAGAATTTGCATTAGTTACCAATTTTTGTGTTGGTTTGTGTGATGTTGTTGATTATAACAACATCACTTACCTTCGCAGTAGAAAGAAACAATTCATCGTGCTCTGCACGAATCTGAAAAAGGTTGCCAAATTTCGAACTATCCTGTGTAGGAACAATCACAACCTGTGAAATCACGGTAGGATTTTGTTGGTGAATATAAGCAGCCAACTCAGTAAAGTAGAAACTTTCACCGAAATCCCAGTTATCGATGTTGAAGAAATTATTCACTGCATCGATAACACGCTGTTTCACTTCGTTATCAGATAGCGTAGAACCAGCAACCTTACTCACATTGAATTTTGCTCGAAGTGATTCTGATGCACCTTCGCCAAACAGAATTTTGAATTTGGCCGAATGCCAAATAATCGAGTCCGAAGCTGATTTGAACTGCTCTAAATCTGAGAACGTAATCGTCAAATCATTCGTTGTAGGAGGCAACGGAAACGAGGCAATAGTCGACGAAGTGGTGTTTAACCATGTTTGAATATCTTGGTAATATTCTTCAGTCAGAACATAAGTATCCATGATATTTGATGGCGAAGGATCAATCCGTACTCTCTTATCTGCATAATGTCTCCATTGGAAAATCAAATCACCCCGGCCTTCTCGCCAATAGTAGGAATCTTCTTCAGCCGGGTCTTGAAGTGCTGCACCGTCCCATACTTTGAACGAATTTTCGTCGATCGAATAGAACACGTCGCCGGAAAGACTTTCAGTTGTGACAATTGCTGCCTCGTTTTGAACTACCGCAAACGTGAATGAATCTTCTGAAATCATCGGTCGATAATATTCATACCCGTCGGTACTGATATCCTTTCTCCAAAATACCAGTCGATTATTTTCTGGAGTTGACGTTGAGATCAGATCGATCGGTTCAACTATTTCCTCGAACTCCAAAGGATTATCAGGTATACCATCATCGTCTTGATCCTGAAGAGCGAGACGAACACGGCGTGGCTCGATGTATCCGTCCGAATAAGTGATGGGCTCTGAAAGAAACCATCTATATTCTGATCCTAGGATACCGTCTCCTTCAGCATTTTCGTTAATTCGTAGGATCTTAATGAAGTCACGAACTTGCAGTCCGGTTTCTAAGTCATTCACTTTTCGATTGTTTGTGAAGTAGAATCGAACATTCTCAAGTGATTCCCACACATATTCAAGGTAACGAACCGTAAATGTCCATTTAGAAGCTGAGTACTGAATAAGAATCAACCAAGATGCATCAAGGTTTTGCTCGGTAGTATCTCCAGCATTTGCTTCTGACCAAGTACTCGAATAGTCGATGTTATTCTCGAGAATGATGTACCAAGTATCATTTTCTTGATCGTACCGAAGTGCCAAGGAATTTAAGTTTTCCATTTCGGTAATGATTGAATCAATCTCACTTGCCGAAAAAGAACGACGGAAACTCGTGTAGAAGATATCAACAAACCAACCGTCCTCGACTTCTTCGTTTAAGATGACTGGGCCTGATCCAGAGGACAAATCAACAGTACCGTCACCGGATACTGCTTCAACTTTTGCCCAGACTTCTTCATATCCAGGATCGCCAGGTACGCCAGTTGATGTGTTTGCGAAACGCAGAAGAGCACCTTCGCGAATATAACCCGCGTTTCCTGATCCAGTTGCACCGATTGCAATCGGTGCATCCGAGCTTTCTGAGTTTACAAATTTACCGGTGGATGAAAAGGTTTGACTTGTTGCTTGCTTCCATTTTACCCTGGTCGATCCGACCACAAACGAAAACGAATCAAAATTCTTATAGAAGAAATTAATCAAATCAGTGTCATCAAGTAATGGATCCAACCTTACAGTCAACATTTCTTCATATGACTTGGTTGTTGGTAGTTGTTCTTCATCGTTTACTTGGTATTCATTTCTATAAATGATACCGTCGTCTGAGAATACATTTGTGTTTTGGTGCTTTCCCGTTGGGTCGTTCAGATCAATAAAGCGTGAATGACCTGCAAAAGTTCGATTTACTGATTTCGATTTACGGAGAAGATTACCTGAAAGTAATGGCATGATTTGATAATCTTCACCATTTACCATTCTATTCTGAATGTAATAACCAGCACCCGCACGTTGACGAATTTGCTCAGTAGTTTCACGAGGAGTTGAGTTTGTAACCGGATACTGCAAGGAGAAAGTAACACGAAGTTGGAATTCTTGTGAATCCGTTCCTGAATTTCGGTTGTAAGGGATCGCAATCTGAATATCTCGAATATCCCGAGTATTGATCTGATAAGTAATGCCAGCCGATGAACGATGCCAAATTCTGAAAACACCAAACGGCACATCACCAAATCTTCCGTCAGGCCAACGAACATTGATTTGATCATTGTCTCGAGTTTGCACCGCAAAAATCGTACGGACATTTTTTCCGAGTGAGTTATAATAAATGTTTTCTGTATTATCAACCTTTGTCCATGCCTGCCTGACCGATCCAGTTGTCTCGTTGATCTCTTGTGCCCACACATCGTCTTCGTTTATATTTTCTAAATCAACTGAAGTAACTCTATTCTCTATCGGAAGATTGAAGTTGTAGTCAGAAGTAGTCAGTGTTCCTTGTTTGAAATATACGAAATATCCAGTATCAGTAGATGAATTACCGGTGCCATCATTCCGATATAGAAAATGGAATGAGTTAGCAGGATTCGGTTCACGTTCCGAGATAATACCGCCGTCTGTAAAGTCTGGATTTACCACGTCGAAGTCGAGCGAAGTTCCATTTACATTTGCTGTAAATGGAAAAACCACATTTCGGAAATTAACGCTGTTCATTTGGTAGAGATAAGTCAAAATTGAATCAACTGTTCCAACCTTCACTGGTGATCCGACTGGATTCGACGAAGTCAGCGCATTGTTCATAATGGTAGTCCACTGTTCGAACCAATCTTCGTTTGTTTCGTCGTTCCAACGAACAGCGACATTCTGTAATGAATTTCCGTTTGAATCACGGACGTCCTGAGTAGTTTCGATCTCGGTAATTTTTGCTAGTGCGCGCGCAGGATAATTTCTCGACGCATTGTATGAAACCATTTCAGCGAGTCGAAGAATAGACTCGCGACGCTCACTCGTGTCGATAAAATTGTCACGCGTGTTGAGATCGGTTTTGTACGCTAGATTTTCACCCAAATAAGCGACCAAATCCAGGAGCATAACAAATTCAGAGTTCTCAATCCAGTCATCGAAATCTTCAGGGAAATTAATACGCAAATAATCAACCATCACCTCTCGATAGGTGTTGAAATCTGAAGCCTGGAAATTCACGGTACTGAATGCCTCGTAAATTTTCTCCCAGTCACCACCTTGCAGTAGATTGACTTGCCTTATTGGTTGCTGACTCATACGGCTTCCTCATTAAAATTTCTTTCATCAAAATCAATCTGAAGAGATATCGACGGATTCTGACCTAGATAAGTGATTTGAACATCGACGTAATATCCGTGCTCTTGGGTGGTTACGGTAATTTTTTTTAGTTCGATGCGAGGATCAGAACGGATGATTCTTTTCACATCATTTTCAATCTCGCGGCGGCGGGCGTCTGTTCTATTCTCGAATAGTAATTCCATAATAATCGAGCCGTATTCTGGATTCCAATCTAGTTCACCACGTCTGGTATAGAAGTGGTTAAGGAGATCTTGCTTTACTAACTCAATGTCGTAAAGTTTCTCCGAACCGTTTCGCGTACTAAAACCAGCGAAATCCCAAGGCTGTGATAATTCTGGCATTCCTGTCTCCAACTTTTAGCTATTTATTCATTCCAATTAACGGTTTGAAACCGGTTTCGGCAACGGAGCAGGATTCTCATAATTTCTACCAACCCAAGGCTCGTGTGTTGGGGTCCGTTTTGTAATCGTTTCAACTGTGCGATCTTGAACCTGAGAATTGGTTTTATTTGATCCAAACGTAGGAGCAGAAACCCTTTCTTTAATATTCGATTCGATCACATCCGGAAGTGTCGCGGAATCAGCCGAAGATGCTGTTGAGGCCGCTGGTCCGTTGAAGTGAATATTCGATCCAACCATCACAATATCATCTCCAGCAAGCATGCTTGTTTGAGAAGAAGATTGTAAATTCAAGACATTGCCCGATTTGAAATGCATACCTGATCCTGATTCAAGAACAACAATAGCATCTGATGATTGATGGAAATTCCCTACCACTTCAATCGTCATTTTACCATCAACTTTCCAATCAGAATCATTAACTGAATATAGTTTGATATTTCCTTGTCCATCAGTATGATCGCCGGCGGCCTTGAAATTGATGTTTCTACCAGATTCAATATTCACGTCACGATCTGCTCGAATATTAAAATCGATCTCGGCCCGTAAATTCAATGACCCAGAACCATAAACGTCAATATTTCCATCGTTATTCAATTCTAACCAAGAATTACCATCTCTTGTAATGAAATAGATATGCCCGTAGGTTTCACTCAATAAGATTTGGGTTCCTGATCGTGTTCGAAATCGGACTAATTCATTGTGCCTTTCGCCGGTTGTTGACGAATTACGATTGGCCGGATTTAATCCGGGTTGACGAAAATCCTTTTTCCCGGATACCGATTTTCGATCTTGCTCATACAGCCATGATTTGAATTGATCTGGTAATTCATCAAATGTCCAACCATCATCAAAAACCACTCCATTGCCTCGAGCCGTAAGAATTCCGTGAACGCGGGACGGGGCCTCTCTTCTAGCAGACGACGAAGTCTGGCCGCGCACCAAATCAGTGAGCAACCCCTGGTTAATCAGACCATTTGTCAATGGATCATGAACAGGACGTGTTGCAGATTCGCTCGTTAATGCACGGTTGTATTCGCTTGCCGGCAGATCTCCTTCGGACGACGCATATGTTTTTTCAGATGGGATTCCAGGAACCATATTGTTCACAAACGATTCCGGAACCGATGCGAACCAAAAAGCATCGTTATTATTCACGAAACATACTAGAACATAATTTCCTAGATCAGGAGGAACAAACCACATTCCATATGATTTCTTGGTGTGCTCAAATGTATTTTCACTAGCCTTGTTATCTGGAGTGGTTCCCCAGAACGGAGGAGCATAACGGACTGTGATCCATTTTTCAAAATCTTCTTCATCATATTGTGATTCTTTCAGCCAGACACGAAGTCGGCCGTTTCTATCAGGATCACGATTATCTTTGATTTTGGCAGTATAGATCCTACCAATGTCAAAATGCATTTTTTGGTTTTCGACATTCTGTACTCTTGGATTCATTACTTCACCGCTACGTTCATATTCTTATAGGCCTTGATTGTCTGTGTAAATCTACCATCCTCAAAACGATGAGTAGCCTGAACCACTGAATAGACGCCTCGAATTACCGTTGAAGTTCCCATATCTGCTAAACCGGTATCGTCGTTTATTCTGACAGGAGTTCGATATTCAAAATAGAAACAGTTTTCGCCGTCATTGAATCTTGCATTATTGGTAGCCAGCGTTGAATCGGTCTCTTTGATTTTCTTGAGATCGTTTGCGGTTGGTCCTAACCAAAAAGGATCACCTTTAATTTCTAAATTCAACGTAACGAGTGCACCGCCTTTATCATATGCCTGCTCTAACACGGTAACACGTTTATGAACCCCGATGTCGGGTTGAGTGGCGTTGATGGTATACCGTTCGAATGGCGGGTCCGTGCGAAGTTCTAATCTAGGTTTGATTTCTAAGGCAGAATATACGTCTTGATCTGCTGTGGCCGCAGCATTTTCTAAAAGGAGTCGGCCGGAAGCTAAATTCAAATCATTTGGCGTTCGAATTGTGGTTCCTAATGATCTTTCTTGATTTGAGATTGTCTTTTCTAACAATTTTTGATTTTTGGTAACAATTCTGTCTTTCTCTACCTGAGCTTCATTATCAACCACATTGTTTTGATCTTGATCAACTATCTGATTACGAACTGCATACAATTGAACAATATTCAATCCTTCAAGATCTTTTTCCTTTAGCTCCACTGCTGTCAAATCAGGAAGAACTCGAGATCGTTTTTCGTCTGATCTATAAGAAAGCATGGACGGGCTAAGACTCATTGAAACGGCCCACAACGCATTCAAATCAACATCAGCACTCAGCACCTGCGTATTCTTACCTGAAAAGAGGTAATCGTAACGCTTGCGCAAAAGACCGAGTTGTTTGATAATTTCTACGGTATCAATTGATCTCTTCTTTTTGGTGGCCTCATCAGGTTTTTCTCCAGTTTGAATTCGAGTTACCATGAACGGTTTTATCACAAATTCAATACTCTTACCAAACTCTTGTGTATCGGGAAGAAAATTCCCGTAATAGGTATACGACATGATCCTTGGCAACGTCTGAATCTCAAACGCCTCGTCTTTTGTTTTCGTTCCCGGCTTGGTTCCATCTGAAAAGTCTTCTAAGTTGGCATACATCGCGTCAATAATTCTAGATATCGTCCAACCTTTTTCTAATTTGATTGTAAGTGAACCATCTTTTTCAACGACCGATTCGTTTTTCTTACCTTTCCTAAACCGGAGATCCTGGAAAGCCTTGTTGCCAATCTTTGCCCCAGTCTCAAGCCGGACTCTGAAAAAATCCTTTCCTTCTGGCAATAAACCTAATCGACTGACGTAGCCTTTGAATTTCTTTTCTGACTTGTTCAACGAGTCTTCGAGTTTCATTAGAAAATCTTGAACCGTTTCGACGTTTGACAGGGTGATTTGTTCACGCAGAGTGAACGTCTCCTCTTTGTGTGCGACATCAGTCATTGGGATCATTGTGATGGAATACATAGTTCCGGAAATATCGGTAGTTGGTTTGATATCAATCAACTTGACGTACCAAATAAATTCATTATCACGTGAATAGACATCGCCATTTTCTAAATAACCTTTGAATCCCAAACTCAGAAACATTGGAGTTTCATATATGCTGGGTGCGCCAACCAAAGCGGCGGCCTCAATCAATTTATCGAATAAAGTAAGACCAAAATTCTCTTTGAGTTGCATATTAATATTGATGGCTGAAATATTGCGACTTCTGAAGTTGGCACCGATCACTGAGTCGATCTCGATTGAATTGATAGAATAGCGCGAGGTCACCCCGGATTCAGCTACGGTAACTTGGTTGGTTTGGATTTCTTTCTTGTCAAAAGTTTTCTGATATTTTTGGATACTTTCAACCGGTACCATGAACCATTTCCAATGGTAAGTAATAGCGTCGACGCCGTTGCCATTTCCAATATCCAAAGCATTTTCTAAGAATGTGAAGTCATTCAAATCAAATGTTTTCTTGGTATTTTGCGGCTTGTCAGTATCGCTGCTTTTGATATTAGCAGATGTCATTATTGTCCTACCAGTTCTAGGATACGTTCACGAGTCGGTACAGAAATAGTCATGCCGGCACGTAAACTGTAAATCGGATCGGTCATAAGGTCACGGTTCATCGCGATGAACACCCATGCCAAGTCTCTAGTCCCAAACAAATCAAATGCCAAAAGGCCCGGGCGTTCATGATATTTAGTACCGACCTCGAGCATGTAGTCTGTATCGGCCGGTAAAATCTCCCTGTGAACATAGTGCCCAATAAATCTTGGACCAATGGATGTTTCAAAATATGGTGATTTGCGATTAAATTTAACCATTATACCCAGCCCGGATCGTCACGCAAGAGGCCGCCTTGCTTGAAATCCTTTAAGTTGAAATTATTGGTTAGACGCCGTGGTGAATTCTGAACAGTCAATGTGACCGCAATTAAGACTTCAGACGGAACCCAAGTATCATATTCAGTGTTTTCATAAACCACATCGGAACTTCGTTGAAGGGTTCCGGTTTCAAAGTCTGCTGCATCAGGCACTTTCACATAATCCTTGTCGTTCGGTAAGTCGAATGTGAAGTTGGATAGAATAACAGGAATATCGTTGAACATGAATTCACCGTATGCACTGAACAAAAGAATTGGCGGCGGCGTACCCGGATCTTCAGCCTGCGTTCCAAAATCCATCTTGGTAACTGATTTCAAAAAATGCATACACGCCAACAAATACCGAGCCTCAGTTGCGGTCTGTGCAGTGAAGAAACCAGAACAAACAATTTGCGGCGCACGAGTTCTCGAATACGTCAAGAATTCTTGGTTAGAGTGAACAGGATCATATGTCGAATAATCAACCGATTGCATCATATTGATTGTTGGAGTATAAGGCCAAACCATACCGTCGGTCACTCTCAGGATAGAGAGAAGACCGCCTCCTCCATCATCTCCATACACATAATCTTCCGCATCTGGTTTTGGTCGTAACCGTGCTCGTCTGTCAATTGCCATTGAATACTCCATAAATATGTTTGTGATATTTACCATATCTGATATGGATTTTTCATGAGCCTAAATCTATTTGATTTAAACCCCTACCCGACTGTATCTTAAAAAGAAACGGAGACTAAATGGCCCAACGACAAGCCTACTTGAATAACCGTGATCTTCTAAAAGAGATTCACAAATCCAAAAAATCCTACTGCGCATTCTTAGATGATGATTATTTTGAATACGATTTCATCGTGGATGATATCGAGCGTATGAATGCGTCTAGAATTAAAGAAGCCAAGGAAGCGAGAGCTGAACGCCTCACGCAAATTGCATTGCAGGAAATGATCGCTCGAGAAGGGATTAGTGTCAAAGCCGCAAACAAACGTGCCGATGAAGTTCGTTTTGATCCAAAGAAAGTTCACATCGAGGATCTTGTGGTTCGAGAGATGACACATGAACACATTCCTCAAGAAGAGAACAAGTCTGGAAAATTAGTCTATCCAAAATTGAAATTCCCACCCTTCAAACATTTTGTTTTCCGTAATGATAACTGGACAGAAGTTTTGAGATCACATTGGGAAGGTGGATTCGAGAATGGAGAATTTTGCCAAGATCAAGGGGTGATTACCGAAAAACTTGCAAAAATGATCATGATGTTGGTAGAACGAATTTCGCACAAAGGGAATTACCGAGGGTATAGCTACATTGAGGATATGAAGAGCTCAGCTCTAGTTCATCTTGCTGATGTCGCTTTAAAATTCGATGAGTCAAAGGGAGATAACCCCTTTGCATTCTACACCACCATAATAAATCATTCTTTCAAAGGATTACTAAATAATGAAAAGAAACACCGAACTATTCGTGATGATTTGATGATGGCTGAAGGATATGCTCCTTCCCATAATACTATGGTAGAACACGATATGAAAAATTACACCAACAAATAAGGCAAAAATCATAATGGAATCACATGAAGAATGCAAAAAATCATGTGAATACGGCTGCGGCCTGCCAGCAAAACATTATATTCTCACTAATTGGAATTCTAAAAACAAAAAATGGTGTTGCTCTACCCATCATACAAAATGTCCAGAAACACAGGCTAAAAAAAGACGTTCAAATTTAAAAAAGTATGGAGTTGAATATCCATCGAGTCTCGAGTGTACTAAGGAAAAAAGAAAACAAACCAATATCAAAAAATTTGGAACTGAACATGCATCACAAAATCAATCAATAAAAGAAAAAACAAAAAGAACAAATATCGAGAAATACGGCGGGACTGCTCCGGTAAGTTCAAATTTAGTTCAAGCTAAAATGCAGAAAACAACCTTAGAACGCCACGGAGTAACACACCCACTCAAATCTGAAAAAATAAAGCAGAAAGTTAGAAACACCAATATCAAAAAATACGGAACACCGCACCCTAACCAATCATTAGATATTCAGGAAAAACGCTCAAAAACTCGATTTGAAAATTATTTTGACAACATTCAGTCTAGAGTCGATTTGTTAGTAACTCCGTTGTTCAAAAAATCCGAATATAAAGGTATATCTGCTAAATATCTGTGGAAATGCACCCAATGTGAGCATGAGTTCAGGTCTTCTTTAGATAATGGGATAATTCCAAGATGTAAAATTTGCTTCCCTAACATGCGAGGTGAATCTCATGCAGAAAAAGAAATAAATGATTTCATTGAAAGTATGGGAATCCGCACTCTCACCAAAGTTAGAAATCTTATACCTCCGCTGGAACTTGATATTTGGATCCCTGAAAAGCAAATAGCAGTTGAATATCATGGATTGTATTGGCATTCTGAAGAGCACAAAAGCTATAGATATCATCAAGAAAAATATAAAAAATGCAATGATAAAAATATTCGACTTATTCAAGTTTTTGAAGATGAGTGGTCGGACAAAAAAGAAATTGTAAAAAACAGAATTCGATATTCACTCGGATTCAGTGAAAAGATTTGCGGTGCACGTGAATGTCAAATTAAAGAAATTTCAGCCGCGCAATCCCGTGCTTTTTTAGAGACCAACCACCTTCAAGGTTCGGTAAACGCGCGTGTCAAATTGGGAGCTTTTTTTCAAGAGCAATTAGTTGCTGTTATGACTTTTGGTTCGTTACGGAAGTCACTCGGGTCAACCTCTAAATCAAATGTTTTTGAATTACTAAGATTTGCGACCACCGGGGCTATTCCCGGAATTGCTTCTAGGTTATTTTCTTATTTCAAAAGCAATTATCAACCACTTGAAGTGATTTCATATTGCGATCTCAGGTGGGGGATTGGAAAAGTTTATGAACAAATGGGTTTTATTCTATCACATGAAACTAAACCAAACTATTTCTATATTATCGAGGGTAGACGAGAATTCCGATTTAAATTTCGTAAATCATTTTTGGTAAAAGAGGGTTATGATAATAATCTAACTGAGAAAGAAATCATGCACCGACGAGGTATTTTTAGAATACATGACGCCGGTAATCTGGTGTTCAAATGGAAACTTGGAGCTAAATGACTGAAACAAATCTTTTTGATAAATGCGTCGCATTTACCGACATGCACCTTGGGTTACGAAACAATTCACGCGAACACAATAACGATTGCCAGCAATTTACTGAATGGGTAATTTCCGAAGCAAAGAAACGAGGAATCAAAACCTGCATCTTCCTTGGTGATTTCCACCATGTGAGATCATCAATCAACATTTCTACGCTTTGCTACTCGACTTTTTTGCTCCGAATGCTATCGGATAATTTCGATCATGTCTATTTTATTGTGGGAAACCACGATATGTTCTACAAAGACAAGCGTGAAATCAATTCAATCGATTATGCAAAGGATATTCCAAACGTTCACTTGATTAATGAACCAGTTTGCTTAGGTGGAGTTGGTTTGGTCCCGTGGGTTGTGAAAGAAGAATGGGAAGAAATTTGCAATATGCCAGCCAAATATTTGTTCGGTCATTTTGAGTTTCCGTCATTCCTATTGAATAGTCGAATGTTGATGCCAGATCATGGACAGTTTCCTATCAAAGATTTGAGTCACTTTGATCTCGTTTTTTCAGGACACTTTCACAAACGACAGAGAAAACAAAACATTCAATACATTGGAAATTGCTTTCCTCATAATTTCTCTGATGTGAACGAAGAAAAGGATCGAGGGGCAATGTTCTTTGAATGGGGTGGAAAACCTGAATTCATGTTTTGGCCTGGAAC